AGTGGACACAGACCGGTTTACTTGAAGGCCTTGAGAGCGCTCACCAGAAGTCAACTATGGCTCGACTGCTCGAAAACCAAGCTAAAGAACTACTTCGTGAGAGTTCTTCTATGGGTGCTGGCGATGTTGAAGGATTCGCCGCTGTTGCATTCCCAATCGTTCGACGTGTATTCGCCGGACTTATCGCTAACGATCTTGTTAGTGTTCAACCTATGAGTCTTCCTTCAGGACTTATTTTCTTCCTTGACTTCAAGTTCTCTAATGATGCCGGTGGCGGTACATCAGGTTCTGATAGACTTGGTAATAACAGAGAAAGTTCAATTTACGGTACAGCCCAAGTTGGTTCTGCTGTTACTGGTGGTGTTGACCTCTTGGCCGACTCTACTTATAAGACTGACAATCCCGGTCCTCGTGGAAAAGTCGGTTATGCTTATGCCTCTCCAAGTGGCAGTCTGGCAGAAATCGCTGTTGCTAGCGGTCGCCAAGCTGCTTTCAAGCTTGATGGTGCTGTTAGTGAAACAAATATGAAATATATCAAATACGATCCTGATCTTTTGGCTATAACAGATTCTTCTGTTGGTATTGTGGTCCTAGATATTCTTAAGTCAGCAATAACTTCCACATCTGGAGATATTGATTTTGATAATCTTTCGGCTATTATCTTGACACCTGAGCAGGCTGATATCAATGCTACTGTTAGTAATACTTCAACGCTAGCACAGATTCGCCGTCTTACCGCCAAAGTGGCTGCTGCTGATTCGATGGAAGTAGCAGAATCAATTCGCTTTGTTTACTCCGTAGCTGCTAGTGTACTCACCACTAGTACTGGTGCAGACCTTGACAATGCTATTGCTGACACCCAAGGTACAGCACCTATTGCTGACACTGTTGGAAGCAACACTGGTGAAGCTGCTGGTGCTCTTGGAGCATTCCAGATGCCAATGGAAAGTGAGTCATTCATTCCAGAGATCGACATTAAGGTTGATTCAATCGCGATCACCGCTCAAACCAAGAAGCTTAAAGCTAAGTGGACTCCTGAGCTTGGTCAAGATTTGAATGCTTATCACAACCTTGATGCTGAAGTTGAATTGACTTCTATTCTTTCTGAGCAAATCGCTCTTGAAATCGACCGTGAGATCCTTGCTGATCTTGTAAACGGTGCAACTGCTGGTACTTTCTACTGGTCTCGTTCACCCGGTCTTTTCGTTAATCGCCAAACTGGTGCTGAACTTGGTGCAACTGCTGCTGCCCCTGACTTCACCGGAACTGTTAGCGAATGGTATGAAACTCTTATTGAGACCATCAATGACGTTTCTGCTCAAATCCACAGAAAGACACTTCGTGGTGGGGCTAACTTCGTAGTTTGTTCTCCTGAAGTTGCTAACATCCTTGAGTTCACCTCTGGATTCCGTGCTAACGTTACTGCTGATGCCGACAAAGGCGACATCGGTGCTGTTAAGGTTGGTGCCTTGAGTCGTAAGTTCGACGTTATGGTTGATCCTTACTTCCCAAGAAACGTTATCCTTGTTGGTCGTAAAGGGAACTCTTTCCTTGAAAGCGGTTATGTATATGCACCTTATGTGCCACTACAAACCACACCAACGATCTTCGGTGTAGAAGATTTCGTTCCTCGTAAAGGGGTAATGACTCGCTACGCTAAGAAGATGGTTCGTCCTGATATGTACGGTCTTGTTATCGTTCGTGGACTTCTTGGAGAGAGCGGCGCAAGCTAATCTAAACCAATAGGTTAAAAAGATACCCCCTTCCATTTTGGTTGGGGGTTTTCTTTTTGAGATCACTATTTACTAATGATTGCGTATTGAACGCAAAAAGATTTATTGATTATAGGAGATTAAATAAATGGCTAAATTAGGAAGATACTCTGCAAACAGAATTAAGTGTCAATCACTTACTGCTGATTACACAATCACAAAAGCTGACTGTGGAACTTTATTTACTTTGGACAAGGCAGATGGCATTGCTGTTACCTTGCCAACAGTTGCTAATGCTGGTTCTGGTTGGTGGTGTAGAATTGTAGTTGGGACTAACATTTCATCTAATACTGGTACCATCACAGCAGAGGGTGCCCTTATGAGAGGTGGCATTAACGAACTTGAGGTTGACACCAACGATGATGGACCAAGTACAGTTGGCGGCACGACTATTACAATCGCTAATGCTGCTGACACCATTGGTGATTATGTAGAGCTATATACCAACGGAACTCTATGGTTTGTCAGTGGGCAATCTAAGTTAGATGGTGCCTTTGAATTTGACGCATAATCCTTAATCTCCGCACTATTAAGACTAAGCTCACTTCGGTGGGCTTTTTCTGTTTGAGACTAATTATTTAACAAAAAGGAGTTACTATGGCTAGAAAATCACAACGCTTGAGACGCTTACGAAGAATCGAGCGAATGAAAGCAAGAGAACAAGAAGCAAAATTCACCAAGGTTGTTGAAGACAACTCGGTTGTGCTCGAACGAATGAAGAATGTGTCAAATTCTTGTGACAAAATTTTACAAACTTTTGAACCAAATCTCAATACTACTGTGGACACACAGGAGACTAAAGAAACACCCGAAGAGCCCAGTGACATCAGGGCCCCAATGCTAAAATCAACCAGTCCAGAGCCAGAATTAAAAGAAACCAAAAAAGAAGTCCTAAATTTCAAAAAGATGACCAAAAGAAAATTGTTTGAATATGCAAAAGAAAACAATGTTAAGGTTTATGCGGCGATGACCAAAGCCAACATTATAAAGGCTATTGAAGACAAACAACAGACTTAGGACTATTTACATTGATTGGAGGTTTCATGAATGTCTTTACCAACTTTAACACCCACGTCCACAACTAGTGCGATTGTCCTACCCAAGACGGCATCGATTGGCGCCGCTGGGGATGTAAATGGGGGAGTGGCTGTCGCTTGCCCCATAGGCTTTTACACTGGGTCTGCTGCCTTTGTAACTGGTGCTTGTCATCAAGTTGCTTACACATACAAAAAGCTTGGTGGCGACGTATTAGATATTGAGCTAACCACAGGCAGTGTATATGCACATTATGAAGAGGCTGTGTTGGAATATTCGTATATCTTAAATGTACATCAGTCTAAAAACGTCATTGGGTCTTCGCTTGGGGCGTCAACCGGATCATTCAATAGCATGGGACGCAGAACAGACGATGGAATAAAGAACATTGAATTAACCTATCCTAAATTTAAATTTGAAACAGCATTTAGGATTGCCGATGCATTTTCTACAGAAGCAACGATTGGAGGCTCAACAGCGATATATTCAGCGTCGTTTAATACGGTTACCAACCAGCAAGATTATGATCTTCAAAGCATCGTAGAGACACTAGACGCCGAAGGAGGCTACCCATTCTCCGGTAAAGTGGGAGAAAAACGCATTTTAATACGTCAGGTATACTATATGACCCCTAGACAGATGTGGCGATTTTACGGCTATTACGGCGGAATAAACGTGGTTGGAGATTTCCATACATATGGCCAATATGCTGATGATTCGACTTTTCAGGTTATCCCAGCATGGCATAACAAGTTGCAAGCTATTTCATATGAAGACCATCTCTATACAAGAACAAGTCACTATTCCTATGAGGTTATAGATAACAAATTAAGACTGTATCCTTCGCCCACAGGCATATCCCCAGAAAAATTCTGGTTTAGATTTTCAGTTGCCAGTTCAGATCCTTGGGTAGATGACAAAGACCAAGGACAACATGGCGTGAACAACATGAATACGCTTCCTTTTGAAAACATTGCCTTTGAGAGTATTAATTCAATTGGACAACAGTGGATTAGAAGGTTTGCCTTGGCACTCTCTAAAGAAACTCTTGGTCAAATTAGGGGCAAGTTTGGCGGAGCAATACCGATACCGGGAGATAATATCACACTTAACGCTAGCGACCTACTATCACAAGCACAAAATGAACAGGAAAAGTTAAGAGAAGAACTTAAGACTCAATTGGATGAAATGACTTATCCAAAGTTAATAGCACAAGACAACGAAATGACAGAGAATGCAAAAAACATCTTAACAGATGTTCCACTGAAGGTATACGTAGGATAGAGACATGTCAGATAATAAATGGAAAAAGCCAGATCAACCACCTCCACCACTTTTCCTTGGTGAAAAAGAAAGAGACCTTGTTAAGCAAGTAAACGATGAAATTATAGAGCGAGTTGTTGGTCAACAGATCCTTTATTTTGCAATTGATGTTGACTATACAAACTTTCACCCCTTATACGGAGAAGCAATTCAGAAAACCTTTTTACCGCCGGTGAGGGTTCATGCCCTTGTTGAATACCAAGGTGTTGAGAGTACTTATGCGGCTAACATGGGAGTTGACAAGCTAACCAAAATAAATGTAAAATTCCATAAAAGGAGACTCACAGAGGATCAAGACCTCTTTGTGCGTGAGGGAGATTTTGTAAGATACGGAGACATATTCTACGAGATTGTCAAACTTATGGAGCCGAAGCTGCTTTTTGGACAGCCAGAGCACAGATTTGAAATACAAGCAGATTGCATAAGAGCAAGGGACGGATTATTCAATGCCAACTGATATTAGACTTTTGAAGCCATCGACAATTGAGAATATTGATACCGGTTTTTACAACTGGGTTAAAGATGATGTGAACATTTCCTTAACCACCAACGAGGGATACAAGAAGGTGCCTGTTATTTGGCTTGGGGCCGAAAGGTCTTTCCAGATAAAAAGCAACCAATTGATAAGAGATGCTGCTGGAAAACTAATCATGCCATTGATTACTATACACAGAGATTCAATATCAAAAGACCCCGGTTTTAAAGGGACCTTCCAAGCCCACTTGGCAGAATTCTCTGATAGAAAAGGGGGAGTAATACAAGCTTTCCAAGAAGTTAATCAAGAAAAGACCAGAAACTTTGAAAATGCAAGAAAAGCCAAGATTTTAAAAGACCCTAGCGGTACTGCAATCAATAATAGAGAAGGCTTCAAGACAACAAAGATGACGGTTTATAATGACTACACCACACCATTGCCTTCATATATAAGCATTATGTACTCTATCACGGTTAGAACTGAATACCAACAACAAATGAATGACCTAATAACTCCATTTGTGACAAGAACAGGCCAGATAAACGGATTTATATTTAGCAATGAAGGGTGGCAATATGAAGGATTTATCCAACAAGACTTTGCAGAGACAAAAAACCTAGATAATATGGCGGAAGAAGAGCGCATGTTTGAAACCAAAATACAAGTAAAAGTCTCCGGATATTTAATAGGAGATCCCAATAATAGAGATAAACCTATTGTTTCAAAAAGGGAAACACTAGTTAAGGTTGAAATAGGATCAGAGAGATCCTTTATCGGAGACCCTTTCATTAAAAGATAGAAACAAAATGCTTTTTTTATTAAAATGCGTTTACAAATGCAAAGCACTATTTAGTTTAGATAAAATTATAAGGAGAATATTATAAATGGCTATTTCAGATTTCGACTTTAGATCACCCGGAACTCAATTTCGCGAGGTTGATGAATCTACAAATATCGAAGCGACTGGTGAGGCTGGGCTTACAATTATTGGAACTGCTCCTGCTGGTCCCGGAATGGTGCCAACAACAGTAAATTCAATAGAGGATTTTGAGAAAGTGTTTGGTACCCCCAACAATGGACGACAAGCCTCAGCAGACTCAGATGTTTATAGAGATGGAAATTCACAACTTCCAAATTATGGTATGTATGCTGCAAAGGCTCACCTTGCTGCTGGTGTGAGTCCTGTTACTTTTATAAGATTGCTAGGCCAAGACGCCAGTAGTCAAGGAACGGATTATACTAAAGCAGGCTGGAATAACGGTGGAGCGAATCTGTCAACTTCTGTTAATATGAACAACGGTGCTTATGGGTTGTTTATAATGCCATCTGCTTCACACAATGCTGCGGGTGTTGGCGGAAATGTTTTAACTGGTTCTTTGGCGGCTGTTATCTATACTACGGCATCGGCTGTCACAATTAATGGG